ACATCCTTAGTCCCACTGCTCACACCTAAGGTGTTGCGCTATAACTAGGTGAAGACCCCTCAAATTATTGTCGCGAGGGAAAACGACAGCATGCATCTCGGACCCTGTCTAACACACGGGCCACCTGGTGGCAGCATAAAGCTACCCCAGGAATTGGTACTAACACACACACAACACCAATTATTATAAATTTAACATCAACACGTCTAAAATAAACGCAAAGTAACAGAGGATGGCGATGATGTTATTCGCGCCTCTGATTGTCTGGCTAACATAGCAAGGAGATGATCTTCCCATGTGGTCAGGAGCAGACCCTTCTGCACACCCAACTCACGCAACTGTGAAGTAAATACGTCAAACTCTCTCTGTCCATGGTGTGCCATAAATGCTCGTGTTCTTCTGATTCGTTCTTGAAAATCCTGATCGTCATCTAACACGCTTTTCTTCACCCATTGCAATTCCTTCACAATGTCCTGCTTTGGCATTGGAGCCCAAACGACTCCCCTATTCTCAACAAACCCACTCTTTAGAAACTGCAACTCTCTCACTTGCTGAAAAGATCCTACCTCTCCCTTGGCTGCTGAGGTCACCTTGTACCCTAATCGGGTCAAGACTTCCCCAACCAATCTCGGGGTGCACCACTGTGCAACCTCTTTACTCTCAGAGATAATAGCATCATCGCCATACACTAGGATTCGAAAATCCGTATGTATAACACTAGCATCCAACTTCAGACCAGCTGACAGCTGGAGAGCTAGAACAGCACAGTGAATAACATAAATGTTGGTAACCGAATTAAAGACATCGGTCATAGCATTGCCTGACTTGTTTCCTTGGCTTGTCTGTAACATCCATTCGCGCATGACAACATACGCAGATCGTAATCCTTCTATTAAAGCATGCCTCGCATTCTTCGCTCGAACTCTCTCCTTCGGATCTTCTATTCCTTCGTAGAATTTATCTGTAACTACTTTGAAGAATTCAAACGCTTGTTGACACACACTTCCATCATAGCCTGAGTAATCCACATCAAATGCATATTCTCCATCTCCAACTTCCAGCAAACCCTCGTAGTATGCCTTCCACACTGTTTCTTTGTCTTGTCCAATTCCATGACTCCACTCAAAACCTGCTCTCGCTTTATACCAGTCAAGAAAATTTCCAAAATACTTGCGTAACATTATTGTGTAGTCTATACCCGGCTGCTCGAAAATCCGCGTTTTCCCAAGTTCTACCTTTTCACGCGGACGCAACTCATCCTTTAGTGTCGCAATCCATGGCGAAAACGGAACAAACCGCATTTCTATCATACTCTCAAAGGTTTCAAGCCTCTGCACGAATGTTTGCCCATACAAAGGATGAACGACATTTGATGCAGCATCAGACAACACATACCGTGGTTCTTGTTCACTCCCAACGTTCTTAAAGAGAGCTCTTTTCCCAGTCTCCTTAAATGGGGTTGCCCATACTCCCATTCCTGTGCTCCATTGGAGAGGTCTCATTCCATCTGGATCTGTCACACCATTGATCGCTTCATCTAAAACATACACTCGTGCTTTCCTCTTTTCTACTAACCCACACCAATAATTGCACACTGTAACATGCACATTGTTTGGTATTGGCATCATTTGCTTAGGTATATATTTCGATATACCCACTTTCCATGGAGATACTTCGCCAAACTTTCTCAAAGCAGCAGGCATCATAGTGTCGGGCCAGTCAGGATGATTAAAAGACACTCCATTCCTTTTCATTCGAACAATTTGTGATACTGGATTCTGGTGCGATTGAATAACACAATTATTAATTCGCACATCCTTAACCATAGGAACTGGTACTCTATCTTCAACTTCAAGAGGATTGAATTCACACTGAATACTGACGATCTCATGTGTCATACAACTAGCAAATCCTTCCATACCATCATCTTTAAATTCCATCGCATCAAGATCCTCCTTATACACTGGCACTAAACCTACAATTCCAGACTGCTCAGCGTTAGCATAAGCCGCACAATGGAAGCCCAATATCGGCCTATGTGTTTTCTGAACGTATGGTCTTCCACAATCTCCTGAGTTAGTTGAGAATCTAAACCCTCGCGTAACTCTAATCTTTCGCACCTGATTTTCTTTCGTTTCATAGTACACATTGTGCCACTTTCCTATATCCACACTTCCATCAATATCGTAGTCATAATTCAAAGCCAAGAGCGTGGCATCAACCATTTTAACAGCTTCTTCTCTCGAAATAAGAAAAGCCGTTATATCCCTGGCTTTACTAATGGTAAAAGCTCCTATGTGCACTACGACCAAATCTGAAAACTCTCGATCGTCTGGTACTTTCATAACGGTACATCCACTCAGTGAAATGGGACAATATTTCAATATACTTCCGTCAAAATCATGCTCTGATATTTCTGCAATATGCTTTCCAAGCTTACAATTCTCAATAAAATGATTGTTCGTAACAATCAATTTGTTCGTTAAGCACGTCACAGTCGTAGAATTAACGACATTTCCTTCAGCGTCTCTGATTCTCATTTTCCGTAAATTCTTTCGAATCTTTTCATGCCTTTCATCAACTGAGCTATCTTGCAACAGCACGTGATTCATTCCTTGCCCCGTTATTGGTTTGGGGCGAATTTTCCAATTAGAGCTGGAATAGCCACTCTGCGTCTCTGCAACGGCTGATGTCATCATACTCACAATCTTCTTTAATCCCATCGCAACAGCTGCCACAGCAACGCCCACTCCGGCGACTCTCAACATACTGGACCACCACCTTTGTAATCCAGGATATGCTGGCTGCACATCACCCACGCAATCACACAACCATTTCAATAACTGATCGCGACTTGTTGCCAGTTCTTTACCGGTGCACTCCTGACTTGGTGTTACTCCACGCTGTTCAAGAGCTCTTTTAACTTCCGCAGCATATCTAGCAAACTCTTTCTTATCAGTGCTCTTGACCATTTTGAGATCACTATGCAAAGACAGAATGTCATCATGTCTTCCAAACTCTACCGCTTCCATATAGGTCGGCAACTCTTCTTCGGCAGCCAATAAAGGTTCATCACTTTGCAAAATAACCTCACAAGGCTCTCTTGCCAGAGAGAAAACTTCTTCATCGTCGCTCTGCACCACAATCCTCTTCATGAGATTTTCTGCATGATCATAAGAAACTTCACGGTCAAGCCACTCTCTCCGTAGAGAGCGTACAAAATCTCCAAATGGAACAGGAGCTGCACCCAAATCAACTTGTCCAGTAATTATATCAAGCCTCTTAAACACCAAATATGAATCCACAAACGCCGCTATAGCGTTAAACTTCGTATCAGCCGTACTTCTATCAAGAACCTCTGTTAAACCTCTGTGAAACTCCAAATAATCAAACGGCATTGGTTCTAATCCTCCATCGGCTCCTTGGCGCTGCCTACGTAACACCACCTGGAATGATCTTCCCGCAAATCGCCTAACAAAAGCTTGCGGGTTATTCACTTTCGCTGAATGTACTTCTACGGAAGGCATGTTACTCAATAGCATCAACAATCTTGATCGGAAGGTTTTCCCTTTTCGCTCCATAAAAGCTGACTGTATTGGTTCTGAGTATTGAGATATTAACTTCAAAACCATAGCAGCTTCTCCAGACTCTCTGTTGCTACCAAACTCATCTATGATGGCAAATGGTTGTCCATCATAATTATCGTTTCTACCCATGCTGTCCATCGTCATGTTAACTGTAAAGTTATCATAGTCTTCAACTGGCAGTCCCAGCAAGTTCATAAGAATAGCTGGCAACACCTTACACAATACAGTTGATTTTCCAACACCAGGAGTAGAGTAGATATAAACTCCAATAGGCTCCGGTATGGAACTCAAAGTGTCTTTCTGTCTCTTCAGCTCCAACACAGCATCATCAAACTTCTTGCAGTAATGAGAATACGTTGGTGGTAGTCTTTCTCGTTCCATAGACATCGTTAACACATCAACTTCTACCTTCATAGATCTCAGCCCATCTACATTTGCGAAGGTCACTCCAGAGGCTACTTCCTTAACAAAAGCAGCTGCTTTTTCTGAAACATACACATAGAGAACCTTGTCTCCTTGCACTATGTAATTGAGAACAGCCTCTATTGCTCCCATCACCATATTCATGCCATCTTTTCCTTCTACCATCACTTCAACATATTTTCGCAAATTACGAGTAGAATAACCTGATATGGCAGACAAAGCCACCTTTGCGTATTTGGCATACGCTTTAATCCAACCTGGGTAGTCACAATCGCCAGACTGTGTGACGACCATGTCTCGTGGCTTAGAGAGTTGGGGCGCCACGTAACCCATTAATAATTTTCCAAGTTGGATCAAGCCTATTCCTTGCATAAGCTCATTTCCTTTCGTAATCAACAACATTCCAGAGACAAACATAAGTGAATCATCCATCAATTTGTTAATGAACTGTAAGGCGTTGCTAATGACGACAGGATCAGTCAGAGTTTTCAATCCCTGATCTATAGATGCCGCCATGTCACCGATTGTTCTCAGTCCATCAACCGCAGCTCGTGTATCCTTGAACATATCTTGCACTTTGCTAACACACGAGCTAATCCCAAAAACCTGCATCTCCAC